GTGCGGCAGGAAAACCCGCCAAAGTCGCCATCGTCACTCTCATGCGCAAACTTATCGAAATGGCAAATACTTTGGTCAAAGCTGATCGAAAGTGGACGCCAAAAACCGCTTGATCAAGACGGATACTTCCGATGGGCGGCGCGCTGCGATGACGGACCCTGCCAAGCAACGGGGTGAGGCAAGAAATGCACCTTCGCCGGTCGCCAAGCTGAAGCCGGTGCCAGACACCGCGCTGTCGGCGGTCGGGAATACCCTGCGTGAACAGGGCTTGCCAGCGCCCCTTACGGGTTGGGGCACGACCTTCCTGCAGGCCAAGACCGCCAACGAGGTGCTGAAAGCGCAGGAGCGCAAGCTGAAGCTCGCCATGTTGAAGGGCGAGCTGATCGACCGCGACCGCGCCGTAGGGCTGGTGTTCCGGCTGGCGCGAGAGGAACGCGATGCTTGGGTGACCTGGCCCGCGCGGGCGGCGGCGCTGATGGCGTCGGAATTGGGGGTGATGATCGCGGATCACGGTTGTCTGGAGCCCGTCATGATGCAGAAGGTGCTGGAAGCCCATGTCCGTGCCCAACTCGAAAGCCTCGCCGAGGTCCGCATCGACCTTCGCTGAGACCGATAGCTTCGATGGTTCTGATCAACTGCTGCGCAGCTGGGGCCGGGGCCTCCGGCCGGACGCCGATCTGACCGTGTCGGAATGGGCCGATGCGCACCGGATGCTGGGGTCCCGGGCCAGCGCCGAGCCGGGGCGCTATCGCACGGCGCGCACGCCCTACATGCGCGAGATCATGGACGCGCTGTCGCCGAGTTCCGCTGTCCAGCGCATCGTGTTCATGAAGGCGGCACAGGTCGGCGCGACCGAGGCCGGGAACAACTGGATCGGCTTTGCCATCCATCATGCGCCGGGGCCGATGCTCGCGGTGCAGCCAACGGTGGAACTGGCGAAACGCAATTCGCGCCAGCGGATCGACCCGCTGATCGAGGAAAGCCCGGAGTTGCGTGAACGGGTCAAACCGGCGCGGTCGCGTGACGCGGGCAACACGATGCTGTCCAAGGAATTCGCGGGCGGCATCCTGATCATGACCGGGGCGAACTCGGCGGTCGGGCTGCGCTCGACACCGGCACGCTACATCTTTCTGGACGAGGTCGACGCCTATCCCTCATCGGCCGACGAGGAAGGCGATCCGGTCAGTCTGGCCGAAGCGCGGACCCTGACCTTTGCCCATCGGCGCAAGGTGTTTCTGGTCTCCACCCCGACGATCCGGGGTCTGAGCCGGATCGAGCGGGAATACGAGGCCAGCGATCAGCGCCGGTTTTTCGTGCCATGCCCGCATTGCAGCCAGTTCCAGTGGCTGAAGTTCGAGCGGTTGCGCTGGGAAAAGGGCCGGCCCGAGGCGGCAGCATACCATTGCGAGGGCTGCGACCGCGCCATCGCCGAACATCACAAGACGGCGTTTTTGGAGGCGGGTGAATGGCGGGCAACCGCTGTCGCCACCGATCCCGGCACCGTCGGCTATCACCTCTCGGCGCTTTATTCGCCGATCGGCTGGCTCAGCTGGGAGCGGATCGTGCGGGCATGGGAAGCAGCGCAGGGCTCGGATGAGGCAATCCGGGCGTTCAAGAACACGATCCTTGGCGAAACATGGGTGGAAACCGGCGAAGCGCCGGACTGGTCGCGGCTCTATGATCGCCGCGAGACATGGAAGTCGGGTATCGTGCCGGCGGGCGGTCTGTTCCTGACCGCCGGGGCCGATGTGCAGAAGGACCGGATCGAGGTCGATGTCTGGGCCTGGGGCCGGGGCGGCACAAGCTGGCTGGTCGATCACATCGTGATCGACGGTGGTCCCGACCATCAGGACGCATGGGCCGAGCTGACAAAGCTTCTGGACCGGACGTGGATCCATCAAAACGGCGCGCAGTTGCGGCTGGCCAAGCTCGCGATCGACACCGGCTATGAGGCTCCGGCCGTTTACGCCTGGTCACGGCGGCAAGGGGTGGCGCAGGTCGCCCCGGTCAAGGGCGTCGAAGGGTTCAACCGGTCCAGCCCGGTATCGGGCCCGACCTATGTCGATGTGACCGACGCGGGCAAACGCCTGCGCCGGGGCGCGCGTCTCTGGACGGTGGCAGTGTCCACCTTCAAGGCGGAAACCTACCGCCATCTCGGCCTGCCGCGCCCGACGAAGGAGGAATTGGCCGAGGGGGTAACGCACCCGCCCGGCACGGTGCATCTGCCCGATTGGGTGGAAAGCGAATGGCTGAAGCAGCTGGTGGCCGAGGAACTGGTTACCGTGCGCACCAAACGCGGGTTTGCCCGGCTCGAATGGCAAAAGCTGCGTGAACGCAACGAGGCACTGGATTGTCGGGTCTATGCCCGCGCCGCCGCCTGGATCGTCGGCGCTGATCGATGGTCCGAGGCGCGTTGGGTCGATCTGGAGGCGCAAGTGGCCGGGGATGGCAACGGTGATGGGGGTCATGACAGGGCAACCGCCGCGGGATCCATCCGTGCGGTGCGCAGCCCCGCGCGGCGCAGGTCTGTGGCGTCGAACTACATGCGGTGATCAAAATATCAGGCATTGCGCCGACAGCACCAAGTGTCGGCGCAACAAACAGTCCCGCTGGTTATATATCGCCCGCGGGTCGGCCGAGGATCACTGATTTCGCCGCCAGATCACCCCCGCGCCATAGATAAAGCGCCGCCATCGGCTCGGTTCCACAGCGCATCGCATGCGGCATCCAAGGTGCGTGGTGGATCACTTGGCCGGGCTGGACCCGTACAAAATCTGCGTTCCCCATTTGCCATTCAGCCACGCCCGATAGCGGCAGATACAGCTCTTCGGCCTGATGGGCATGCGACGGATAGATAAGGCCGGGGGCAAGCAGAAGCACACCGCAGGCCAGACTGGTGCTGGGTACCGGGCCACGCAGCCCGATGAACTCGGTCCAGCCGTACCTCTTGAGGAAATCTGCCCCGAAATCGACAGCCGCATAGGATTGACGCCATTGCAACATGGGTGCCGCCGCGACCATCGCTGCGACAAGGTCAGCCGTCTGTGCAGGAGGGGCAAGGCGGTCCAGCCAGTCGCAAACCTCCAGCCGCGTCGGCGGACAAATCCGGCGATCAACGCCCTCTGGCCAGTCGGACAGAAACGGTGCGGCCGCTGGAACCTGCCTGATTGTCCGCTCCACAGTGGCCAAAATCGTCTCGAAAACCGCCCCGTCCATAGTCATGCTGATGTTCCCTGATCCTCGCTGAAAGCCTACGGCATCCACTCCAAGTCCAATAGCCCCGCATGCCCATTTCCTGAAAGGCTCCGCGAACGAGGCGGGTGCACTCTTGAGGAGATGAATCCGATCTCGCGGGCCCAAGGTCAACTGTTCCCTGTGTGCGGATGGCACAGCGGCAGCGGCGACGCTCCCTATCAAGAAGAGGCCTGCACCATGCCCACAACCGTTGAGCTGAAGACACGCCGTGAAGCGCTAGCGGCGTCACGCTCCAGCGGTGTGGCGCGGGTGAGTTATGACGGCAAGACCGTGGATTACCGCAGTATCGCCGAGATCGACCGGGCGATTGAGATCCTGGACCGCGAGATTGCAACAGCCGAAGGGCGCAAAATCATCCGGCAAGTCCGCGTGATCACTAGCAAGGGGCTGTAGCGGATGGGCTGGCTCAATGCCTTTCGCCGCCGGGGAACCGGCGGTCCTGTAGTTGTGCGTGCCCGGCTGGAAGGGGCTATGTCGCAGCGGCGGCTGCGTGGTTGGCTGCCGCCATTGGAGAATATCAACTCGCTTGTCGCTTCGGGCGGTCCGCGTCTGCTGGCGCGGTCGCGCGAGTTGGTGGTGACCAATGGCTATGCGGCAAACGCCTGCGAGGCTTTTGCATCGAACCTGGTGGGCGATGGCATCAAGCCCTCGTCGCTGATCGAGGATCCGGCCCTGCGCGATCAGGTGCAGCGGTTGTGGCTTGCCTGGACCGATGAGGCGGATGCGGACGGGCTGACCGATTTCTACGGCCTGCAGGCCATGGTGGCGCGCGAGATGTTCGTCGCGGGCGAATGCTTCGTCCGGCTGCGCCCGCGTCGCGCTGAGGACGGTCTGCTTGTGCCGATCCAGTTGCAACTGCTGCAATCGGAAATGCTGCCCTTCGAGAAAACCGAGACCGGTGCCAATGGCAATCGCATCCGCTGCGGGATCGAATTCGATGCCATCGGGCGACGCCAAGCCTATCACTTCCGCCGCCGCCATCCCGGCGACAGTACCGATCAAGGCCTGTTCACGTCCGAGACGGTTCGTGTTCCGGCCGGGGACGTGCTGCACATCTACCGCCCCATCGATGCGGGTCAGATCAGGGGTTTGCCGCATGTGGCACCCGCCATGGTGCGGTTGTTCCTGCTCGACCAATATGACGACGCCGAACTGGACCGGAAGAAGACGGCGGCGATGTTCGCGGGCTTCATCACCAAGACTGCGCCCGAAGAGCAACTGATGGGCGAGATCGAGGCGACCGACGACAGCGGTGCGACCGTCAGTCTGGAACCGGGCACCCTGCAGGTGCTGTTGCCCGGTGAAGACGTCAAGTTCTCCAGCCCCGCCGATGTCGGTGGCGGCTATGAGGCGTTCCAGTACCGCACACTGCTGTCGGTCTCGGCCTCGCTGGGGCTGCCGTATCATCTTGTCACCGGCGACGTGCGCCAGGCCAACTATTCCAGCCTGCGCGCTGAACTGGTCGAGTTCCGCCGCCGCGTCGAGCAATTGCAGCACGGTGTTGTCGCGCATCAGCTCTGCCGTCCGGTCTGGGCGCGCTGGCTGGAAACGGCGGTCCTGTCGGGTGCATTGGAGATACCGGACTTCGCGCGGTCTCCGGCGCGTTACCGCCCGGTGAACTGGATCCCGCCACGCTGGGATTGGGTCGATCCGCTGAAAGACATCCAGGCGCAGGTGCTGGCGATGGAAGCCGGGATCGTGTCGCGCCGCAAGGTCGTCCAGGCAACGGGCTACGACGTCGAGGAAATCGACCGTGAAAACGCGACCGACGCGGCCCGCGTGGCGGCACTGGGTCTGCACTATCGCACCAGTCCCGGCGAGACGCAGGGCGCGCGGGCCACCCCGCAAACCCTGCCGGACACCGGCGCGTCCTGATCCGACACACAACAAGGAGCGTAAGCCCATGAACAGCTGGTACACGATCCGCGCCCAAGCCACCGGCGCCGAAGTGGTGATCTATGACGAAATTGGCGCGTACGGCGTCTCGGCAAAGGGGTTTCTGGCGGAACTGGGCGCGTTGCCCGATGCCACGCCTCTGGCCTTGCGGATCAACAGCCCGGGCGGCTCGGTCTTTGATGCGGTTGCGATCTACAACGCAATCAAGCGGCATTCCGGCCCGGTCACGGTCTGGATCGACGGCATCGCGGCCTCGGCGGCCTCCTACATCGCCATGGCGGGCGATGAGGTGGTGATGCCAGAAAATGCCTTCCTGATGATCCACGATCCTGCCGGCATGGTGATGGGCACTGCTGTCGACATGCGTGCGATGGCCAAGGCGCTGGACAAGGTGAAGGGCAGCCTGCTGCAGGGCTATGCCGCCAAGTCGGGCCGCCCACAGGAAGAAATCGCCCCGTTGATGTCGGCAGAAACCTGGCTTGATGCCAAGGATGCGCTGGATATCGGCTTTGCTGACCGCATTGCCGAGCCGGTGCGGATTGCCGCGCGGTTCGATGTGGGGCGGTTCCGGAATGCACCGCCCGCGCTCGCCGAGGTCGCGGCAGACGGGCGCGAGGCGGCTGCGGCCGATGCAGAAGATGGCGAAATCACCGCAGGGATCGCAGGCGAGGCGTCTGACGAAGATCCTGCTGCCGGGGATGCGAACCCAAAAACCGCGCCCGCCAGTGACTTGGCCGCCACTGGCCCTGATGCTGTTGAAACCCCGTCGACGGGTCTCGATCCGGGCTCTGACCCGGACGCGGAAACTCTTGGAGTTGCCGAGACTTTCGACGCCGATACCGTCCTGCCTACGGACACCGCGCCAGCGCCCGAAGCCCATTGCACCGTTGCCGCTGCCAACGGTGCAGCCAATGCCGCCAGCATCCGTGCCACAGCGTTGACCCATGCCCGCGCCGTCGTCGATCTCTGCCGTCTGGCCGGTCAGCCGCAGATGGCGGGTCGGTTCCTTGAGCGCGACACCGGCCTCGACGATGTCCGCGCCGCCCTGCTGGCCGCCCGCGCCGAAGCGGAACCGGACATCTCTGCAGCCCATCCGCAACCCGGCCGCCCCTCGGGTGCGCGCCCTTGGGGCGACGTGATCGCCAGCACCTTCCGTCTGAAAGGATAAACCCATGCCCACGCTTACCGAAACCCGCCACGCGGGCGGCTTCCTCGTCTGGGAAGCACTCCGCGACTATTGCCGCAGCACCGTCATCGTGGCCTCTGGCAACCTCCAGCCCGGCACCATTCTGGGCAGGATCACTGCCTCGGGCAAATACGCGGCCCACGATCCCGCCGCATCGAACGGCACCCAGACGGCAGCGGCCATCCTCTGGGACAGTGTCGATGCCAGCGGGGGCGATACCAACGCCGTCGTGCTGATCCGCGGCCCCGCCATCGTCAACCAGCATGAGATCACCATCCCCGGCACGCCGACCGCACCACAGATCGCCGCCGCCCATGCGGCGCTGCTGACGCTCGGCATCCTCGTCCGATAAACCCCAAATCAGGAGGCACCCCATGGCCACCATGGACATCTTCGAAGGCGATGCCTTCTCGATCATCGAACTCACCCGTGCACTGGAGAACATCCCCTACAAGCCTGCCACCCTGTCCGGATCCGGCATCTTCGGCGCGCGCGGTGTGCGGTCGCGCACCGTCGTGATCGAGAGCCGCGATGGCACCCTGTCGCTGATCCCGTTTTCGGAACGCGGTTCGGCCTATGACCAGCAGACCCCGGAACGCCGCGATGTGCGGGCCTTCGTCTGCCGCCAGTTCAAGAAGCAGGACGTGATCTGGGCCTCGGAAATCCAGCAGGTGCAGGCCGAAGTTGCCCGCAAGCTGGGCCGGTTGCGCAATGACGCCGAGACCACTTTTGAGTATCACCTGTTCAACGGCATCCAGGGGCTGGTGAAAGATCCGCGCGACGGCGCCACTGTGGTGAACTACTTCACCGAGTTCGGCATCACCCCGGCCACGGAGGTGGACTTCGATCTCGACAACGCCACCCCGGCCTCGGGCGCGCTGCGCAAACGCTGTCAGGCGCTGATCGAAAGCGTCGAGGACACGATGGGCGGCCTTGCCACCGGGGCGATTTCGCTGCGCGCCGAGTGCGGCTCGGCCTTCTTTGCCGATCTGGTGGCGCACAAGGAAGTGCGCGAGACTTACCTCAACACCGCCGCAGCCGCCGATCTGCGGTCGCGCATCGCCGACGAGGTCAGTTTCGGCGGCATCACCTTCCGCCGCTATCGGGGCGGCGCAGGCTTTGGTGTGGCTGTCGACAAGGCGGCCTTCTATCCCGAAGCCGTCGACGGGCTGTTCGAGATCTACCACGCCCCCGCAGATACGTTCGAGACGGTCAACACGCTGGGCCAGCCGCTTTACGCGCGGATGATCCCCGACCGTGACCGCGACGAATGGGTGCGCCTTGAGATCGAGTCGAACCCACTGCCGATCTGCACCCGCCCGCAGGTGCTCCGCTCGGCGCGGCGGACGTGATGACCGCCTTTGCCGCCGCCATCGAGATGCTCTTCGCCGATCCGAACATCGGCTCAGAGGCAATCTACATCTCCGCCGGCGGCGCGCAGGTGCTGGTGCGCATCGTCGCCCGGCGTGCCGATGACATCACCGAGTTTGGCGATGCTCGGCTCTGGTCGGAAACCACCCGCATCGACCTGCGGGTGACCGAAGTTCCAAATCCGCGCCCCGGCGACCGAATTGAGATCGACGGTGATGCCTTCCTCATTCAGGGCGAGCCGGTCCGCGACCGCGAGCGGCTGGTCTGGACCGTTGATCTGAGGCCCGCGTGAAACTGAAGCTCGACATCTCCCCGGACATCGTCGCGATGATGGCGGCTGAGGTCGTGGCGGGCGAGAAGGCGGTCACCGCCGCCATGCGCGCGGCGGGCACCGGCCTGAAAACCGCCTGGCGCGCGCAGATCACCGGGGCCGGGCTTGGCACCCGGCTTGCCAACTCGATCCGCCTCGCCAGCTTTCCAAAATCGGGCGAAAGCCTGAACGCCGCCGCATTGGTCTGGTCGAACGCCCCGGTGATCGTCGGCGCGCACGACACCGGCCCGCTGATCCGCTCGAAAAACGGCTTCTGGCTGGCGATCCCGACGCCAGCGGCTGGCAAATCCACGCGCGGCGGCCGGATCACCCCCGGCGAATGGGAGCGCCGCACCGGGCTGCGTCTGCGGTTCATCTATCGCCGCCGGGGGCCAAGCCTGCTGGTGGCCGAGGGGCGGCTGAACACCAAGGGCCGCGCGGTGGCGTCGCGGTCCAAGACCGGCCGGGGCCTCGTGACGGCGCCGATCTTCCTTCTAGTGCCGCAGGTCAAGATACCAAAGCGGCTCGATCTGGCGCGGGATGCCGAGCGGGCGGTGGGTGGGGTACCGGGGCTGATCGTGGCGAACTGGGTGGACGGAAATCTCTAATTTTCCCTTTGAGCCGTCAATAGCCAGCTTCGCGCTGATGGCGAACGGCCAAGATTACCGCCGTTTCGCCGTCAAACCGATAGAGCGACACATAGCCGCTGTCGCCAAAGGTGATGAACCACTCGCGAAATTCCGGCTCCATGTCCTCGGCAGGACGCCCCGCGCCGGGCTGATCGCTTAGGATCTGCATGCCTTCACGGATGGATTTGGCCGCATGGCGGGCAGCATCAGGGTTTTTGACCGCAAGGAACCAATACAGCCGTTCAACATCCCGCAGGGCTGCGGGCGACCAGATCAGTTGTGGCATTCAGAAACAGCAGCATCTTCGCCTGCTTCCAGCTTGGCAAGCCAAGCGTCCGCTTCGTCATGTGTGACGTGCTTGCCGGTGGCTTGATACTCTGCCCATGCCCGAAGACCGGCTTGGCGAAACGCCTCGCGCTTCTCTTCGCGTTCGACAAACTGCGACACGGCCTCGCGCAGCATCCAATGGGTGGAGCGGTCTTTGGCATCCGCCAGCCGCTTCAGGCGGTCGCGGGTGTCCTGATCCAGCTTCACGGCAATCGGGCGAATGGCGTTCATGGGGCGTCTCCTGCGAGTATTCACAGGTATTACCTTTAGCATATCGATGGCTTCCGCAGAAGTCACAATCCAGCAAGAGCGCAAAAATGCCCAGCACCCGTGAAACCATCCTCGCCGCACTTCACACCCGTCTGCAGACGCTTGCCGCCCCGGTGCTGCGCGGAGAAGTGTTGCCCGAGCGCATCCCTGCGTCTGGCCTGATTATCCTGCGCGACGGCAAGCCGGGCGAGCCGGAGGTGACGCTGTCGCCGCTGACCTACTTCTATGAACACCGGGCGGAACTGGAGGTGGTGATCCAGGCAGGCAACGGGCGCGACGCGCTGTTTGATGCGCTGGTCGGCTCCATCGGCACCCAGCTCGCCGCTGACCGCACCTTGGGCGGCCTCTGCGATTGGGTCGAGGCCGAAGCGCCCGAGCCGGTCGATCTGCCGGTCGAGGGCGCGGCCAGCCTGAAGGCTGCCATCATTCCGGTAGTGCTGCACTACATGACGGTAGACCCACTGACCTGAAACGAGAGATCAGCAGGTTTGGTAATAACCGCCAGAGTAGCGGCAGTATTCCGTCGCCACGCCCATGCGGATCATTTCCGCTGCGATGTCGCGCCCATCAGGCAGGAAACACTGAGCAACAATGCGGCGATAGCGATCAATATCGCGGACTTGGCAGGTAATACCAAGCGGTGCGAAAGCTGACTCACGGGGGATTCCCAAAGCGCCAAAAGTCTGAATCTATTGCGGTAGATCAGGGAGGGCATGGCCATGGGTGCAGCGATAGCATTGCGGTTGGACTTTGACGG